TTAATATATAATACTATTGCAATAGCTATATCTAAAGGTAATATCTTCAAGTATGATTTTGTTATCTACGATGAAATTCACAGATTAGCCGGATCAGTTGAAAATAAAATATTAGGTAAATTTACATTTAATTCTATAATAAAAAGAGAAAATGTTAATTATAAATATGCACTAGGTTTAACAGCAACCTTAGAATCTTGGGATAATAGAATAACAGATTATTTACCTGTTGTTGATACAGTTTCTTTACAAGAAGCTCAAGATAATGAATGGGTATCTAAGTTTAAGAAATATGTATTATATGTAAAATTAAATGAAAAGGATCAAGAAGAATACAATATCATAGAAGAAGAATACAATCAAATATTTAGTGTATTTTTTATGGAGAGGCTTGATTTAATTAACTATTGTCTTACACATGAAGGAGCATCTGATTCTTTATGGACAATAGTTGGAGAAGATCAAGAACTTTATGCAGAGCTAAAAAAAGATATAAAAGCTCAATCTAAATTTATAGGTTATATAATAGGTAGAGCTAAAAGATTTTATGCTCTAGTAAAAAGAAGAAAGGATATAATATATTCTCATGAAAACAAATTTAATATTGTAAGAGATTTATGTGAGAAATTAATTGAATCTAATAACCAGTTTATATGTCATTCTCAACTAATTAGTTTTACGGACAATTTACATAACTGTTTTCCTAATCAAACAGTTGCTTATCATTCTAAGATAAAAGTTCCTTTAGAACTAAAAGGTAAATTTACTCTGAAAGCATATAAACAAGAGTTACTTCGGCTTATAGAGAGAAAAGATAGGATTGGTATAATATCACCAACTTCTCTTGATGAAGGAACTAATATACCAGATATAGGTATAAGTATTAATGCTTCTTATACTTCAACACAAAGGCAATCTATACAGAGAGCTGGAAGAGTTATTAGAAAAACCGTTGATGATAAAGTAGCAGGAGTTATTGATATAGTTACAGATAAAACACAAGAAGCTATATGGTATAGAAATAGAGGAAACAAGGCATCAGAAATGAAAGGATGCACATCAGTTAATGAACTTATTCACCATTTAAAAGCCGATGGCGTTCTTAGAACATGAAGAACTAATTAAAAGACTAGTCTTATTAGATATAACTCCATCTCAATACATGGTTTTATATTTTATACACTCTAGGAAGACTGACACTTTAGAAGCGCTTTTAAGAAACAATCGCATATTTAAAGACCGTCAAGTTGATCCATATGAATTACGCGATTTAATTGATAGAGGTTATCTTTTAGACTATAATACAAGAGGTCAAATGAGACATGATTCTCTTTCAGTTAACGGGAAAGCATCAGAGATTTTTGAAGAAGAGGATTCTTCAGTAGAGTTGTTTTTAAATGAATTATTAGAAGTCTATCCTGTAACAGGAGACATTAATGGTAAAGTAATTCCTTTAAAAACAATTAAAGACCGATTTAAACTAGGTCAAAAATACTTTACTGCAATTACCGGAAATAGAGAAAAGCACGAAGATATTATTATTGATGTAGGTCGTGCTAGAAATCTAAAACTTATTAACCTAGGAATTGAGAAATTTATAGAAAGTCGTGCTTGGGAATACATTGGTGATCTTATTAAAGCTCAACAAGCAGATACTTCCCAAGATTTAAATGACATGGAATGAGTTTCAACAAGATCTTAGAAGAAATCTCTTATAGAAGAGACAAAGAGCAAAGAGGTATTTTGTTTCCTCACCTAAAAGCAAGCAATTATATACCTACCATTGAGCAATCCACTTATTATCTAATAGGTGGTGATACAGGTAGTGGTAAAACAACTTTTGCAGATGACGTGTTTTTATACCATCCATATGAAACATATGACAAAGTACACTTTATTTATTTTAGCTTTGAGGTAACACAAACAGCTAAAATAGTTAAAGGTATTGCTAGAAATCTATTTAAGAAATATGGAATAGTAACAGATGTTAATTTTATACTTTCAAGAGGAAAAAATAGAATAGATACTAAAATTTATGAGTTGGCTTGTAGAGAAGCAGATTATTTTGATGGTCTTTTTGACAAATTGACTATGATAGATGTATCTGAAAATCCTACAGGAATTAGTAAACTTATAATAGAAGTTGCTAAAAAATATGGAACTTATACAAGTGAAGATATCGTAATAGGTGAAAATTCCTATAAAAAGTCACATTATACTCCACATGATAAAGATCAATATATCATTGTTTTCTTAGATCACGTAGCTTTAGCTAAACGTGAAAAAGGATACAATACAAAAGAAAATATAGATAAAATTTCTGAATATCTAATTCCTCTTAGAAATCTCTTCGGAGTAACACCTGTTGTTATACAACAGTATTCTAGAGGTATTCAATCTACTGATAGAAATAAATTAGATATGATAAGGCCACAACTATCTGATTTTAAAGATAGTGCTAATACTCAACAAGATGCAAATGTTGTTTTTGGTTTGTTTCATCCATTTAATTATGGAATAACAAATCAAAGAGGATATAATATAACAGACATAGGTAATAGAGTTAGATGGAATTATGTATTAAAAAACAGAGATGGTGAATCTGGATTTAACTACGGTTTATCTTTTATGGGTGAATGCGGAGTTTTTGAAGAACTACCTTATTTAAATATAGATCCTAATAAGAACAAGTTTACACAAGATTATATTAATCAACTCAAATCTTATAGGAGATATGTTTCCACTGAAACTTCTTAACAATGTCTGAACAAACACTTTATCTAAATGCTAGTAATGCAGTTCTTATTATTGGAGCTTCAGGTACTGGCAAATCAACTAGTTTAAGAAATCTTAAACCAGAAGAAACTTTTATATTTAATTGTGCAAATAAAATGCTTCCTTTTAAAACAAAAGGATATAGTAATGCTACTAAAGATAATCCTAAAGGAAATGTCTTAAATACATATAATGCAGATATAATTGTAAAAATGATTAAGAAAATAGATGAAAATAGACCTGAAATAAAAAATATTATTATAGATGATTTACAATATATACAAGCATTTTCTACTTTTGATAGACTAGATGAAGGTGGATATAGAAAATATTCAGAAATGGCTAATATGCTAAATGTTATTCTAAAAGCACTTAGAGAAATACAAAGACCTGATGTTTTTGGTTTTCTATTTAGTCATTTTGAAGAAGTAAAAACTAATATAGGATCTGTTGATACTAGAATAAAAGTAAAAACAGTAGGTAAAATGGTAGATGATCTAATAAGCGTGGAAGGCTTGTTTTCTATCTGTTTAATGACAGACATTATTCGGGAACGCAATCAGCCTCCACAATACACCTTTGTTACTCAAAACGAAGGAAATACTATATGTAAGAGCCCAATGGGAATGTTTGAACTTAGAGAACCTAATGACATAGCCCTGATAAGAGAAAAAATTTTGAAGTTTTATTTGGACTAGATGTTGCGCATATATCAAAAGTTAGTACCTTTGTTAAGTGCTCACAGAAGCACAAAAGAAGTAACCTTAACCTTAACCGTCTGTAATAAGACAAAAAACACAAGCCATGTTAGCAGTATCTAAAGTCGCAAAAAAATCACGTGCTGGTTATAGCAAAGATGTTAAACCAGGTATTAGTTTTAACGCTCGTAAAGGCACAGCAGCCTTTAATGAAGGAGCAATGGAACTAGTAAAAGTAAGGGATGGTAGAAGTGGTCTATTTCTATTTGATACAGAACTTTCCCAGAATGAAGCTCTAAGGTTCTTTGTTACTTATCCAGAAACAATAGAACTAGAAGACAAAACTCTAAGTGTTGTTTTTAGACCTCTTCGTGATGGTTTGAAAAATGAAAACAAAGCAGCTAGTGTAACTGCTGGTAGCATTGCAGGTTTTCAATATGTTGGTGCTCTAGGAACTGATAACCTAAATAGCATTAAATACAAAATTGATGCTGTAACAGAAGGAGATGAATATGATCAAGTTCTAGCTATCGCAGAATCACTAGGTATTACTTCTGATGTAGAAGTTTTTGCTATTGAATTTGTTAAAAACTGGACACCTACTGTTCGTATTAACGAAAAAGGTGAAGAAGTAGATGGTGAAGAAGGTGATGATCAAGATGATCAAGAAGCAGCAGCAGAAGCTGCTAAAGCAGACAGATCTAATGATGTTGTTTCAGAAGAATATTTTGACGCATTAACTAATGAACTCTAGTACTTCTAGTAACAACTAATTCTTAGAGTTTTAAGCCTACCGAGTTATTCTTGGTAGGCTTTTTTATTTAACTTGCAACTCATTCAAAACCAAAACAATTATGTTTCATTTCAGTGAACCAGTAAATACTAAAGGTAGTGCTGTTGATCTTTTACCTCCAGGTATTTATAACGGGACAGTTGAGAAAATAGCTATTGTAGAGCTAGAGGCAACTGATAAACTTCCTGTTAGACACATTCTTCAGTTTTCTCTTAAAACTGATGCAGGTAGGCATAATCATAGTGTTTACTTCTATAAAGGAGAGCCTACTGATCGGGAGAAAATGTCTAGTTATTCTGTTCAGCTTCTTCTAATTCCAAATGCTATGTTTGGAAGTATTCAAAGTGCAGCTGATCCACTAAGAGGTTCCGATAATATGGAACTTTTCAAAGAGGTTATTGCAAGATGTGAAGATAAAGCTAAAATTAAGAGTGGAGGTAGTTATGAAGACTTTCCAATTAGCTTTAAAATTACAGGTAGTGTTTGGGAAGGAAAACCTAAAGCAGCAATTCCTGGATATGGAGGTAGTGTAGTTAAACTAGGAGAACCTATTAACTTTTCTGCTAGTGAAAAAGCTAAGAATGCTCAATATGCTGAGAAATTAGCTGAGAAATCAAAAGCTAAAGAATCTACAAATACTCCTAAAGGTGGAGATGATGATCTACCATTCTAATTAGAAGTAATTATATTGAGTTATCAAGCTCTTTTTTGTTTAAAAGCAGAAGGGAGCTTTTTAATTGTTTATTGTACCTTACTTTCTATTAGCTATGCAAGTGCCTCCAGAACTAAATAAAGAACTGATCTTGAGTACACTAACTCAAGAAGAGATTTTTGCTAAATTTGGTCTTGAGGTTACTAATAAACCTATTAGAAATCCTTTTAGGAAAGACAAAAAACCATCTTGTTACTTCTATATAAATGGTAGAAACAAAATGGTTTATTTTGTTGATCATGCTATTAAAGTTCATTGGGATTGTTTTAACTACATTATGTATTTATATGATTGTAGTTTTTATGCTTCTATGATTATAATAGCTAATAAGTTCAATCTTTCCTGTATAAGAGCTTATACATTTAGTAAAGAATCTAAAGTAGATTTCAAAGAAGAAAAATATGAAAAAGTAATAAGAGATAATATCAAAAAAATAATAACCTTTAAATACAGAGGTTATAGAGAAGAAGATTTGTTATATTGGATTAAATATGAAATAGAAAAAGAAACTCTTATAAAATATAGGGTATATCCTATTGATATTCTTTATGTTAATGATGAGCATACTTACACTTATCAAAAAAACGACTTATGTTTTGCTTATCATTTAGGAGATGATGACTTCAAAGTATATTTTCCACTAAGAACTAATAAATGGTTATCTAATTGTGATAAAACAGTTATACAAGGTTATAGACAACTTGCAGATACAGGAGATCTAGTTTTTATAACTAAGTCTCTTAAAGATGTAATGTGTCTTGATCAACTAGGATATAGTGCAGTAGCTCCACAAAGCGAAAGCAATGACATATCCGATCTAATAACCGAGTTACAAAAAAGATTTACACATGTAATTCTATTCTATGATAATGATGATACCGGTATAGCTATGTCTTATAAATATGGAGACAAATTTAATATACCTGTAATTCTTACTCCTGATAAGGAGCAAAAAGATATTTCTGATTTCATTGAAATGTATGGTAGTGATTCAGCCATGGATTTTATTGAACAAACTCTTTCCACTTTATGATAAGAAGAAAGAAAAAGGATCCACTTAATAGAAGTGGAACAAAAACTAAAATAGATGAAATAGAATTTGATTCTAAACTAGAAGCTTATTGTTATAGTAAATTAAAAGAAAAAGATATAAAATTTGAAATTAAAAAGTCAGTACCTCTTATACCAGCTTTTGTTTTCTATGGAGAAAGTAATAGAGCTGCTATATGGACCCCTGATTTTTATCTACCAGACTATAAAACCTATTTAGAAATAAAAGGTTTTCCTAATGAATTATTTCCTTTCAAATTAAAACTAGCTAAAGCTCTTTTAAGTAGAAGGGATCCTAATACTAAGGTTGTAGTAGCTTCAAACAAACAAATGATTG